CCACTCAAGATCATCCTCGCAGTCAATAGATCCCCAGCCTGCTACTGGCTCGCATCGCTTTCCGAATTCACTTGTCCGATCTTTTGGGTTAGATGCTCCAAAGATTTTAATTCGGCCTTTTGCGCCTTCTGTATCGGCAGCAGATAAAATGTTCTGTAAGCCTTCCCAGACACCAGCAGGAACTTCTTCTGCTTCGTCCAGCACAACATGGGTTCGACTCATCCTACCCCATTTAGGGTGGGATTTCCCACTTCTTGGACTAGGGTGAAATCCACGGAGCGTTCCAGTTCCGCTATCTCCCCTTGGAACTGCGACTAGGTGAATGCCATTCTTAGAATCATTATTTGCTTGAATAGACTTCACAAGTGTCTCGCTTCCTTCAAATTCTGGTCTAACCAATGCAGTAGTATAAAACTTCTTAATCGCTGCAAATACATTTCGTTGTGCGTGTTCTGCGGTAAGAGACACAACTTTAATGCAAGTATAATGTGGATCACGCATCCAATCCAGCAAGAACCAAGCTGCCGCACCGAATGTTTTACCCATTGCGCCTGCACCTTGAATCAATAACTTGTCTTGCTCAAACAAGCATCGCCATGTGTTCTGACTAGACATCGGCCTCCAGTCATACACATTCGGCCCCCAGAGAATCGTTGCCGCTGCCTCAAACTGATCCGCATCCAGCAAAGTCTGGACATAGTTTTGCACTACTTCCTTCGCTTTTGGTATATCTAATTCGACCTTTCCTTTCACAGATGCCGCATTTAGAATGATATGCTTCGCAGCATATACAATCCCAACATCTTCGTCTCTGTCAGCCTCCTCCCTTATCTCTTCGGCTAACTTGATGATTCTACTGACGCTTCCCCCAATCACACTAGCTCTGGAAGGTTTCGTTCTTGTTTAAATTGACGCAAGACTTCTCCAACCCTTTCCAGCGTGTCATCGCATCCATTAACTTTTCTCTTTTTAATTGTGCCATCATCATTATAGACATCAACATAAAATTCTTTAAACTCGCCAGCATCATATCGCAACTTACTGCGAATCTCGTTTTCCAAGTCGCTAATGACAATTAACGCATCAACACCAGACAACGCATATTTGTGGTCGTCTTGTTCTTCTGGCAAATTAAATTCAAGTATAGCTTTCATTGTGTCACCATGTTGTAATACGCTTTACCAAAACATCCAGACTCTGCAAGTGTAATTACTTGCCCAAGCCCGCCAGTCCATTTATCTAACTTCTCTTTAGTCAACTCAATTGGATGGCCGTCATGTGGTGGAATGTCCACCCATTCAAATATTCGCAATGTCTTTGCCGCATTGAGTGCGTTCTTGATAATTAACTCTGGGTCATCTGTATGTTGAAGGCAGTTGTAAATCCATGCCTCATCATATCCTTCTTCAAATATATCTTCTCCACGGCAAATTAAAGAATCAATGCCCTTCTCTGAATATCTATCATATACCCACATCGGATATTCCAATGGATCAACGACAAGCGCACGTTTCCCAAGATTTATCGTCTTTAGAAGCATTGATGTAGGGCCACCACCAATATCAATAATAGATTTATTATTAACACAAAAAGAATATCCAGACCTTGTAAGCCCCATATATCTCGCATAGACATAATGCTTCTGATCTTCGTCGAACGTATTGCAACAATCTCCCCAGTAGTTTGATTCAAATGTGTAGTCACTCATATGATATTTGGATAAACCTTTGTCATTGCGTTGATTCCATTTCCATCAGCATACCAGCCTTTGCCATCATAAACATCCAGAACATCTGAGAAATACTTCTCATACATCGGCGCAACCTTCTCTAGTGTAAAGTTCTCTCCAAACTTTCGGCAGTTCTCTGGCTTGATCTGGTCAATATTTTTGATTGCATCCACAAAATCACCCATCGTCCGACAACGATAACCCGTGATACCATGCAAATTATTCTCTGCAAAGCTACCCCAGTCTGTCGTTATCGTAGGAGTTCCACAAAGCAAATTTTCAATCTGGACGCCTCCAAATGGCTCAACATACATGGAAGGTAAAAAACTAGCCTTCGCATTTGCCATCAATTTCTTACGCTTTACCACGTCGGCATATCCGACATATTCAACGTGCGATGGTAACTTGTAGCCTTCTTCTTTCTGTCCTGCAATGACAAGCTTAACCCCTGCCTTTTCCGTGGCTTGAATCGCAACATCAACGCCTTTGCCACTATAAACCCTGCCAAGATACAAAAAGTAATCTTCTTTCTTATCGTTAAATTCAAAGTCTTCTTCATCGAAATAATTAGGAATTACAACATCATACCAATCTTGATTACACTGACCAACATTCTTCAAGCCACAATAGGCGTGATAAATCGCGTAACTCTCCCAAACCTTCCACCTTGCCCAGTGTCCTCCTGCATATCCGATTCCCGGCTCTACAACAATCATGTCGTTATGCGCGTCACAAATCGGCCTCACTCCACTTCCCCAGAATGGCAAAATGAAATCATTCTTCAATTTCCTTTTTCCAACTTCTCTAATCGCATTCTTGAAAAATGTCTGATACGCATGGTCGTTTGTATCAAACTTGAAAAAAGTCTTTCGCCAATCATGCGAGCCATATGATTTCTTAAAATCATCATTCGTCAAAACAGTGACATGCTCAGAACAAATCAAGTCGGAATCCTCATGCCCGTAGTGAATGACTTCATGCCCTCGCTCGGTCATCATCTTTCCGAATTTAACGACTTTCTGAGTATACGCGCAGGCGTTGAACTCTTTGCTTGTTACGGTGTGCGGAAGCCCGATGCAGTGGTAGCGGTGTTTCATAGTTTAATTGGTGAAGTAAAAATAAAGAACATAAGCCCACGAAAAGAATCCGTGGAGAATCGCCCATAAAATTGAATGATTATTATCCCATGAAATGGCCATCGCCAAACATGATCCAAACGAAATGCCTGTTGATATTGCTTGCGTCATTCAACCTCCACGCTAAAAATCTCAGCTCTCCCGCAAACTTCCGTTGCGCTATAAATCGGCTCTGGCAATTCTCCGTTGCTGATCATAATCTGAACTATTTCCTGCGCTTCATATTCTCCCTCTGCTTCAATTTGAAATTCCTGCACGATATTGGCAGGCTGTTGTGTTTGGATTCTATATTTCATAATTTATTTATTCATCAAACCGATTCCACCTTTAAATGACCCTCGGTAAATCTCAAGTCCTTTTTTTCTCACTGTGAAAACTGACGGCTTTCCCCTGTGATCCCAACTTCCTGAAATGTCACCTTGTCCAATCTGAACCAATTCAACGCCGAAATCCTTCGCAAGTTCAATACTTGTCGCGTCTCTCTCGTATATGTCTTGATAAACCACTGTCTTGATCCCATGGCTTGCAATCGCTTTCAAACAATCATTGCATGGTAGCAGCGTCACGGCAATCAAAGCGCATTCGTTGGGCTTTACGTATCGCAATGCATTTTGCTCTGCATGGACGATGTAGAGCCTTCGCTTATCTCGATCTTGCCAATCCTCACGCATTCCAGCGGGGAATCCATTGAATCCTACACCTGCGACTGTATTGTCATGGCGCAATAAACACGCTCCAACCTTTCGCCATGGGTCTTTTGATTTCTTCGCGGCAACCTTGGCAATGTCCAACGCATATTCTTGCCAGCTCATAGTTCAAATGCTCGCATCTCGCCGGGGATGTCGTCTGGGAATCTGATTCCTTCAACCTCTGCTTTGTTGAATCGTTCAATCTCCAATGCGTCTTTGATCTCATCCCGCAAGTAAGCAAGTGCTGAATCGTAGGAGTCAAAACGAGCTGGCTCTGTGTGGTGCAAATATCCGTTTCGCTCTACAATATAAACTGGATCGTTTCCATAGCTCCAACGCGTTTCGATGAACCAATGGCAATCTCTATCCTTGTGGTGATCTCCCAAAATCAGCTTGTGATATTCGTCCGCAAGTTTCGTGATTTTATTCGTCGTCGTTTTCATTCGTTTCATTCTCTAGCTGGTTAAATGCGAAATCCATTTCATGATGGAAATGCTCCTCTGTGAAATCTCCTTGGTTTAATTTGAAAAGACAAGCTGCCATCGTTCGCAAGACTCTGGCATATGCAATCGTCGTCGCAAATGCTGCCTGTGTCGCTTCGCCATAGTTTGCAAACATCGGCGCACCTTCTTCGTTTATCTCATCGCTTCCGTTGTTTCTAATCTGTGAAAATAGCCACATGGAAAACATGTCGAGATTCTGAATGAAGTCATTCGGATTTAACTGATCGTTTTCCATGTCAATCTGGCTTTCCATGTCCTTCTGACCATCGGCGAATCCTTCCCAATATTCTTGATTCATTGGCATGATTCGCATTCCTCGTCGTCCAGATTGCAAGTGCGGGGAATGATCTGGTCGAAATCTTCGTCCGCTTCGGGCGGTGAAAGTTTCACCTCATCGCCGTGTTCCTTGTCGAGTCTTTGAATTGCTTGCGTGTTGGAATAGGAAAGCGATCCGTATCGCTTGGAAAGCTTCTCCATATTCTCAGAAATCACTTGATCGAGATTGCTGCCGATGCTGTCGAGAATGCCAGTAATATAAAACAGCAAATCCCCACACTCTTCTTTGACATTGGCAATGTCTAGCGGCTTGCGGTAGATTACGGCCTTCTTGATTGCGTCGAGAAGTTCGCCAGCTTCGCCACTGATGCCGACAGCCATGTGAAGGCGGTGGGCGTCGAGCGGTGTAATCTCTGAAACGATGTCCTGACCGGGCTTTACTAATGCGCGAACGAAGTCGATGTAAGTCATAGACTTTTTTTTCTAGCTTGTTTCTTTACTGCCGCAAGTGTTTTTTCACTGCTTGGAAAGGAAAATCTCCAACTTGCGAATATCAGCCTCTAGAATGCTCTTTTCCTTTAGTGTGCTAGTGAGTGACTCCCTGAGCAATTCGATGAGTTTGTGGGCTGTTTCTGGCTTCTTTTCGGTGTCATATGTGGTGAGAAGGATTTCAAGTTCAGTCTTGGTTTTTTGGGACATAGGACGGCAAACGATGACACATGGCGAAACTTAGTCAAACCATGGTCTGGCTTATTTGCACTTAGTTAAAACTTAGGCATTTCCTGAAAATGCGCGAATCTGTCGAAATGTGACAGAACGAAGCAAAATCCTGATCTGGTATAGTTTCGGGCAATCTAGCTAGATTCGGCTTTTTCGGGTATAGCGAAATCCTGCGCTGAGATTGTGTCTCGTTATCTAGTCAGATTCTACGGGTTCGGGCTGGATGTCTATGATCTGAGGAATTGCATCGGGTAAAGCTTCGAGATTTTGCAAGCTGTCCTGTGTGTTCCGATCTGGAACGGAAAAGCTGATCTTGAAATTTTGCTGAGAATTAGATTCGACCTCGATTTTGTCACCATACTTTTTGGGCGCAAGTTTTGAAGCAGTCCATTTCAGAGCGTCAATCCGCAATCGTCCGATCTGGGCATCGTGTGAATTAAATGCCTCCGTCATGACCATATCGGCGAAAGTATCGGCCTGCTTTGATCTCGCACGAGCGTAGTCTTGAAAGAAGTCGGGATGATTGTCGAGCCATTTGTAAACCGTGGGAATGCTCGGAACATCTGGAAGCGCACAAATTGCGTTGAGTGTCATGCCTGACTCTATCATGTCACAAATGTGTTTTGCGGTGTCTTGGTTGAATGGGGTCTCTGGTCTGCCTAATTTATTTTCCATGTTTCTATGGGTAACTGGAAAAAAGTGCTTGCCAAGTGTTTTTTCTTGTGGCTACCCTCAGCCGCAGCGCGGATGCAATATGATTGAAATCATATTTTCCGTCTGTTGCTTGCAATAAATTGAAACGCATTCAATCTGATTGAATCAGATTTCGCTTTAAAAGTTGGCATGATTCTTGATTATTTCCTTTTTGATCTTGGAATAGTTTTTGAATATTTAGAATGATTCTAAATTAGAAGCAAAACGCTTTCGCCTGAAATGGGCGAGCGTTTGCAAAATTGATTCTGAAAATCACAGGTTCAGATTTTGCACAAATGTTTTTGAAAGATTTTTTCAATTTGTGAATCGCCCGCAGAGCCGCATGGGATGCGGTTCCGTGGGCTAGTCAATA